TCTTTAATCGTAATCGCTCCCGCCGCTGTTTCTCCTAATACGATTGAATGAATAACCGCTGGCTTGGTAGATACGATTGTGGTTGTTTGGGTCGAAATATATGTGGGCTTAAAAATGTTCATTGTTTTATTTACTCCGCCCCTCGTCTCTGCCAGCTCGTTAGAACTGACAAAGTGAGGAGTTGAGTTAGATTAAGCGGCTGCTACGTAGTAGTAAACAGTGATTTCCACTACACCTGCCGTTAAATCAGCTGTTGCTACGGTGATGTTAATATTGCCCGCGGCTGTCATTTTAGCTGGCGCGGCAAAAGTAACTGTTCCATTTATCAATGCATCTACGCTAAATGAACCTACCGCTTCTGCTGTCTTGATGGTGTCTGCTGCTCCACCCGCAGTAAGTCCTACGGCAATAGTAGCCGCGCCTCCTGATGTAGCTGCTGTTGTAGAGTTTAGTGTCGCCCCCACAATTACAGCATTATCTGGCAAGGTTGCTGTGGTTGCGAGCGTAATTGCTCCTATAATTCCTCCGTCAACGGCGAAGTCGTATTTAGCCCTTGCTGTTCGCAATACTCCAAGCCCAAAGCCGCTTGAAGCGGACAATTTTGCCTCAGTTACATTGGTGTTCAAGATTTTTACAGTTGTTACTGCGTCGTTCGCAATCGTCAAAGCTCCTGAAGAAGCAAGTGTTGCATCTCCTGAAACTGCCACCAAAACTGTCGTTGTACCATTTCCAACAAATATTCTGCCTGATGTCTTAGCGACTACAGCCGCTCCGACACCTGAAGCATTACCTACAAGAATTGAGCCTTCCGCCAAAGCAATTTCTCCAGGCGTTGCTTCTCCTATAAGATTAAAATCAGCAACTACCGATGTTCCCTGGTTCTCATAAAGAGATTTTACTCCAGTTCCAGCGTCTGTCTTAATAAACATACAGCCGTGAGCATATCCAGCTCCTGTTGGTGCGGTTGTTCCTGTAACCAATAAAGCGTTATTATCTGAGTCATAGGTGAGGACTTTAACTACTTTGGAATCAATTACTCTGTGTTCCCCCCCTAAACGTATAGCTCTGTTAAAAATTTTAGCCATAATTTTGTCTAATTATATTAGAGAGATTTCATCCGACCAAATGAAATCTACTTACCTATTCGTGAATAGAACAAAAAACACATTATGTCCTTTGTCCTACCCACGAAAAGGTAGGATGATTGACTTGAGTTATAAACGGTCAATCAACGTTCATTTCTACGCCCAGCTCGATGCTGAGATTTTGACTCTTACGAGTCCTCGTGCTCCGTCATCAAAGGTTTTAACCCCGTAGCCTACGAGAGCTTTGACACGTGTGCCAAACCTCTTTTCAACTCGTGTGGTTTCAACTCTGACTGGAAGCTGAACAACCATATCAGTTGCTCCCCTAAGACCGAACCAAGAACTCTGAAGCTGCGCGCTCCAAGCTACGTTGGTAGCTGTTTCGCTCACTATCAGGTCCCCATTTCCCGTAAAACTCATCGCCTCCGCTGAAGTGCAAGCAACATTCCTCTTGCGAAGAAGATGCCTGTTTTCTGCGGAAACCTCAATATAGGTAGTGCCTGCTCCTGAACCAGCTTCAACGGCGGCTTTCAAGTTTGCTCTGGTTTCTGCCGCGGTTCCAATCAACACGTTACCAGCGGTAGAACCAATAGAGGCTACAAAAGTGAAGACAACTCCAGCGATTGTAACCGTTTCAGCAGCCGTTGGCACGCCGTTAATCGTCAAGGTAGCTGACCAAGGAAGATTGTTGTTTTGGACAACTTGCCAACCCTGCCAAGAACCGATTAAACCATTCTGAAGGACAGAGTCCCCCAACATAGTTTCTCGATTCCCTTTAACTTCCCTTAAGATTCTAACGGTATGCGCGCCAACAACTGCCACCCTGTTCGCCATAGGAGCATCAACCAAGTCAAGCTTGGTATGTCCTGCGGTAAAAACGGCGACTGCGTTGGACTGCGACAGGTCAATATTTGATCCCGAAGAACCACCGACCGAACCAGCGTCTACGGTGTGCTGTGCGCTCGTAATGTTATTCAAGAATGCCTGTTCAATTCTATTGTTCAGGGTTCTCATAATGGACATTGACGAACGAGCAGCCGCGTCATAGAGCGATTGTCGAGCTTCTACATCATCAATATACGCAGAGCCATACTTGAAAGTATTAACTTCCAACTCTTGGTCAGACGATATTAAATCAGTATCGACAATATCAGTTCCGGGAGTATAAGTCCCATCTGCTATATGAGTGAGAATCGGGATGTGAAACTTCCTTCCGTTTGAGGAAAGAGAATCAACTCCGCGAGTTCCAGCCAAAAAGACAGCCGTATTTTCTACGAAATAGGTCTTTTGGAGTTCTTTGGACCAATACTCAGAATTAAGCGAGGTAAAAATATTATTATTCATAATTTAATTATTATGTTTTACCTATCAGCCCGAACTCCGGCAACGACCTTACTGGCTTATTTCTCTTGTAATTTAAGCCATTCAGTATATTCGTCCCACTCTTTACGTCCTTCTTCGGTTGATACATCAACTTCAGGAGGATTTTGAGCGTCAAACTTTACTGATTTACCTTTGTTTCTCGGACTGATTGCGGCATCTTCAACTTTTTTCGCCTCCTCGTATTCTTGTTTTTTAAACTCGATATACGAATCTTTGACGGCTTGTCGAACTGAGATGCCTTGAACTTTAGCGAGTTTTTGGACTTCCGATTTAATTTCATCCGGCAAGTCCATACTCTCTAAATCTCTTTGTTCGAATTTTTCACTTACCAAAGCGCCAACATCGGGAATTTCCTTTTCCTTTTTTAGAGGTTCAGGTTTCTCTTTAGTCGCGGCCTCTCGATATTTAATCTTTTGGCCGATGACCTTGCCGAACGCTTTGCGCTGTTCCAGTTGGTCGCTTGTGAGTTTGTCAATGAGTTCGGATTGCTCCTCTTCATCAAGTTCATATTTCTCTATAATGGAATTACGAACCTCATCCTCTTTGACTTCCGCTTGGAATTCCTCCTCTTGTTTTTTTTCCTCAGGAGTAGGAACGAGAGTTTCCTCAATATTTTTGTTTTCCATATTATTCCGCCCATAGGGCGATTTTTGAAATTGTTTAACGAGGGTTATTTCACCTCACGACCTTTCGGACATATTCTCTGTTTATTCATATGGGCTTTATATTAAAACAGACGGTATTTTGATACCGTCTGTTGGAGAGCCGAGAGCTTTGGGGAACTCAGCTCATCCAACGGACGATACCAAATCCCAAAGCTTTTTATTCAGATTTCAATTTACTTTACATACCCTTCAATACGTTTCGCTTCCGCTTCCGCTATTTCAAGGAACGTTTTCCCGTGAGAATTGAGAGCATAGTCGCAAACGTGTTGCCCCCACTTATTATACAGGGCGACCTTTATTTTTTCTACCCCTTGAACACTCGTGGTAGGGTTTTCTTTGTTGATTTCTTTCGGAAGCAACTCAAACAACTCGTCCTTCTTTAATGCGGGATTGAAACCAATCTTAAGCTCTTTTAGTTTTTTTATGATTTCCTTTTTTAACATAGATACATTTTAACATATTTAAATTAATAATGCAAGTCTACAACCCGTAGTCCTCTCTGGCGACTTCGGCAACTTCCTTTCTTTTTCTTTCCATTTGAAGTTCTCTCCTAATCTGGGTAATCGGATTTTCTGTATTGATTAAACTCATTATAGCATAACGTGTGGCGTCAAGACAATGGGCAAATCCCTTCTCGGGTTCATTAGGGCTTATTACTTTCCCGTTCCTGTCAGTCGCCCATACATAGTTTCGGTATTCCTTGATTAAGTTAATGCTTCTTTTGGTAATACTAATACTTTGTTGCTGAACAAATTGTATTCCGTTTCTTACGCTGTCTTTTCCTTTTGGGGTGGGAATAATATTAAGCCCGTATTCCCTAATCTCGTCAATGCTTTTTGGCTCGGCGCTATCGGCCAATGTAAGCGCTTGAGGAAAGTTTTTAAAAGTATCGGCTATCTGACGATTATTCATTCCTGTTTGATAAACAATCTCATCTAAAATATATCCTCCGTTATAATAATAAACCGCCACTATTGCGCTTGGGTCTATACTGTAGCCAAAATCCAGTCCATATCTTTCCAATCTCGCTTCGTGAGGTATCTCATCTATTATCTTCCAATTGAAATAAATCTTGCCTTCTATTTCGCCGAGCTGTCCTTCTCCATAAACTCTCCACCAGTTCCTATTCCCCTTTCTTTGCTCTATGGCTCTTATCATTTCAGGGGACAAAGCATCGTTATCTTTATAAGTCAAAACTATATGCTCCACATCATCTCTTTGAGCCACTTCGGTGTAAAACCAAAAATCGCTTACGGGGTTCCAATCAAGAAATATAAAATCACTCGTTCTAACTTCCAACTGATTAAATGTTTCAGACGGAATATTATTCGCCTCGTTAATAAATA